AGATGTTTCCCCCACGCGTCACCTCTTGTCATAGGTTCTGCTTCAATCTGTTTTGTTCCAATATACTTTTTCATATAAATATGGATTTTACAAAGCCCGTCCAAGGCTATTTAATTTATTTCTCTTGTCGTAATTACTCATACGGGGGCATTTCCCGTCACATCGCATGTTCCACATACATATTACTTGCCATACTCGATATGAATGACTTTTTGTAGCATTGCCCACTGTAGGGGCTGTAATGCTTGCACCGTTCCCGGTATTCGTTTCTGTTCATGATTAATCAACTAATTCAAATTCGTAAACAAATACATAGGGATTACTTTCCCATGTACCTTTGCCGGAGACTTTATCTATGAGGGCGGCAAAGGCTTCACGAGGAGTGCAATAAGGTTGAATATCTCCTTTATAATAATAAACATCCATAAAATGTGTATCTGCACTTCCGCATTGTCCTTTGTAAATTCCTTCTTTTAGGCAATCTTCATCGGATATGTCCTGTAACCGCTGCATCCTCACCTTGGTTATGCGTATCCGGTGCGGCATGATGTCGGCGCAGACGAACATTTTGTTAGTCCAACCGGAAGCATCTTTAATGTGGGGATAATAACCAGCTTCTTCCTGTAATGGCTCTTCGGGAGAATAGCCCAAATCTTTATAGGACTGCGCTATTGCGACAACTTCTCCTTCTTTATACTTCGGTTTTATCCACGGAGTAGACTCTTCCGGATTATCCTTGTTCCTCCAACAATAAGCAAGCCACAAAGGGTGTTTTTCGGGTTCATCTTCCAAAAGAAGAACTGTAGGAAAGCATATCTCACTGTTTTTGTATGGTGGCTGAATGGCAGCCATCCTTCTTGTCTGCGTCTTCCGACCATCCAATACAGCCTGGGTTAGACTGTATTTATCATTGAACATTATCTTCTTCATTGTATCTTTTTTTTAACTCTTTCAAAACAATCTCCATACCTTCATCCAGTCCTTTCTTGTAGCCTGATATATGCTCACCTATGTTGTAAACCAAGCATCCTGCAACGATAAGAATAACTCCTACAGTCCTATGCCAATAGAGAAAGGATACACTGAACGGTGAGAATGTCAGTCGGAAGTGACCGATGAATAATGCTGATATGATGAATATCGCAAGAAAAAATATTAGGTTTGCTTTCATAATCATATAAGTTTTAATGCTTCTTGTATCCCGGCTTCCGGTGCTTCCTCGTAGGATTTATAATGGATAATAGGTCTATCCGACAATCCTACTAAATCATGTTCCGGAATTGTCAGTATATCATATATCCAATAATCCCCATGCATATAGGATACTTCAACGTGCAGCTTCTTGGTTTCGCGCAGCCACTTTTGGGCAAATGATTGATTTGGTGCAGACGTTAAATATACGGCTGTACCACATTTATAACATGGATTATCACTTTCACATGCACAGAAATTTTCGCATAATTCTGGAACAGGAAGCGAATTATAACTCAATCTAATTCTATTAAAGTCTTGGTATAAATTTCCATTATTTTTATAAGCAAACAATGTTCTTTCATTAAAGCCTTTCTCTTTCAGCAGCTTCGCAGTCTCTAATGTTACAAGTTCTTCGGTCATGGCTATTGTCTTTTCAAATTAATAATCTTCGTTTCGTAGTTGTCAAGCCCCTTTTTATGGGTACGGATAATCACTATACTATCATTGAGATAAGTCACGCTTCCCTCAATTGTACGGTGTTCTATAGGGTATTCTCCAGAGTTATTGCACCCGAATAGTGCAACTGTTGCCAAAAGGATAATTATTTTCTTCATACTTTAAAGTGTTCAATCAGTTCGTTTACGGTAGCCTTGTGAATGGTATCTGTGTTAATGTCAACATCATTGTAAGCCCAATAGGTAGAGAACTTGATTTCAGGACACAAAATCCATTTATTTCCATCGGTAAACCATTGAAACTTATCTGTATCATCCCTTAATGCAGCGATAGCCAAGAAAAGCTCTTCGTTGGTTCTGCAATCAACACTATCGGTTTCGTCAGGATGTGGAATGTTACTGAAAAACTCAACACTATATAGACTGTATTCGGGTCCAGTGAAAATACATAAATCTTCGTTAAGTTCCGCCCCAAATAATCTATATCCCAACTCCTCCAACTTCTTCCGAAGCTCCGGTGTATTCTTTCTTATGAAACACGGTGTTGTAAATCCCATAGTTATTCCTCCTTATCTATCTTAATATCTGTTACTTTGCCACAATTGATAAAATAATCATCATGACCCGCGCCAAACATATCACAAATAAGATAATCGCTATTATCGCATTTATTCCGTAACGAACATTTTAAACAATAATCATGTTTCGCTTCCTTCAATTCATGTAGCACTCCGTCTATTATTATTCCGTTCTTTATTTCCATGATTATTTTCTCCTATGCGTTTTACGGTTTTTATTCTTCTTCCTGCGTTTCGCAATCTGCTTATTTGTACACCTATCATATTTTGGGCGATATTTTTTCATTTTGGGTGCATCACACGGTTCTAAAGGAGAAATATCACTATATGGATTGTAAATCTTATAATAAGTATTTTCGTTCCACGAAATTTCATTCTGCATATTTATCCCTCCTTCTTTTTAAGGCTTATATCAACTGATAACCTATCGGAAATTTCCATGATTACAACGTTAAGATTATATTGGTTTTTATATGCTCTATGGGGGAAACAGCTAACGCAGATTTATCCTTTTCTCTGCATATATAAAACATGTTGCTGACTTTTAAACCCGTTTCGGTTTCAAGTTTTTCCAGAATATGAGCTATCTCCATTTCGGCTTTCGCTTTCTTGTTTTTTGCTTCTTCTATATCCATGGTTATTTCCCTTTCAATTTCTTTATTAGTGAATCAGCGAAACCAATACTCCATTCTGCCACCATATTTGAGTCAGCATCCATTATCTGTTGATGTGGATTGCTACAGAATCCTTGCATTGCAGCCTTCGCCAATTCATAACGCCTTTGCTCCCAATCAATAGTTTCAAAATTATCAAAGAAGTCGAGTTCTGACACTTTGAAATACCTACCTTTCACTAAGGCAGTCCCATCATCATATAAATCCTCAACCTCCACAATTTCTCCAGTTGCTTTTATTTTTGCTTTCATAACTGATTAGTTTTAATATACCTGTTTTCAATACACCAACACAGCATCTCGTAGACTGCATCCAATAGATTTCCGGAAACTTTAACGATGAATGGTTCAGACATGCTTTTTTGATAACTTATAGCCCAAGGACCAGCAAAAAGAGGCTCAACGCACAGCTTATACGTTATACAGAAGACATTTATGTATCGCGGCAGCTTATCAAAAATGTCCTGCAAGGTGTAAGTGGGAATTATTTCCCAAAATGCACTATCTCGTTTTTCATTAATTACATCTTCATATATTTCAAGTTCCCATTTTGCATTTTTATAAGAAAGAGCGTAGCACCAACACATGCTTCCATCGCTTGTGTCCAACCCAAGCTCCTGCAAATGTTCCATCTGTTCGACTGATAATACATATTTTGATTTCATAATCATTGCTTTTTATTAGGTATTAAATCATCCAAATACGCCCATTCTTCAATGGCATCTTTGGAACACTCGTAATCATCGCACTCTTCATCGTCCCAGCACTGCTCTGTTACATTCCAATAGCGGACACCGTAACCAGTTCCAGTGCTTAATTTCCCATATACAAGGCATGGTATCTGCGGATAATGTTCATTTTCGTATTCTCCATGAGCTTGTGGCACTTCATCTTTGGTCTTATGCCACACGCTATTAATGCGCCATTCAGCACCAGCTATATAAGCCCGTTCTGTTACATCAAGTACTGCATCGCGAGCACCGGCATCATAATTATCTTCTTCAAAGTTTATCTCAAAATCGCTTGATTCCAATATCTTTTGGAGATAGTTGTAGGTTGCTTCTTCTACTGTCTGTTTCATAATCAATGACTTTTAATTTTCTTATATTTACCACACTTCTTGCAGAAATAGTGACGGACGGTGTACCAACTGCTATCGCCCCAATCATCAACAACTTCAACTCTCCTCTCAAATAAGTATTCCCACTCGTGGCAACAGAACCATTTCTTTATAATGGCATCAATTAAATGCTTCATAACCAACTGTTCTCCTTTACAATTCTACCATCGTCTAACAACGTGTATAGTTTACCCTTATATGCCAGAGCGAAACACCATTGGCGGGCATACTTCAAATACTGATGCAATTTGTATCTATGCTGGTATTTCTGCATCTCTTTTTCTATTCTTTTCTTCATGTTACGTCATTAATGTGAATTTCTCCTTTCAAAACTCGCTCTACCTGCCTGTCTATTATTCCTTGGAATTCTATTTGGCAAATAAGAGAACAATCAGGCATGATTTCTTCTGGTATTTCTCCACGGTTAGGAGAAAGCTCATCAAGAAATATTTTTCCCGATTTGTCTTTCAGACACGTTGTACCCACTTCTCGTTCAATTACTGCCATTCGGTTGAATACCTCCGGGAAGTCTTTCCGTATCTTATTCCAATAGCCCATACCACCTTTCACACAACCGATGTAGTTGTTGTTATTGTAACCCATCTTGTACATGGCAGGGATTTCAATGCCAGCTTTCCATAGCATACCCATTGCATCCTTTTTGGTTATCTGTCTTTCAATAAGCGGGAATAACGGCTTTGTATCCGGATATTGTTGCTTTAGGCGAATGGCACGGTTAATCTCTTTCGGGTCAAAATCAAATCCCCAGACTTGACCGTCCCAATTTCCCAACTCTTTTTCCAGCTTGTAACGGACTTGTTTCTTTAGTTCAAATGTACAAGCTGCGCCAGTAGGACCATTAATAAATCTTTTCTTAGCCAACACATCCTCTACGTTGAGATACTTATCGCTTCTGATAGTATGTATCGGGCGATTATACCATCTTTCACAATCAGATAGGAACCGGGTGTTATCAGGATGCCCGGAACCTGTTTCGATATAGTAAATCTGCACATTATCATACAGACTTAGTGCTATCTTACAAGCTACTGCGGATGTTACACCGCAAGAAAACCATGCTATTATCATATAGATTATTTTTAATTCGATTTCTTCCTTTCATTCCGTTCCCGATTGTCTTCCGAAACACACATCTTGCACCATGATGTCTTGATGTGATACGCCTTTCCGTTGCGGTAGATTGTCCTGTCATAGAAGCAGGATAGTAAAAGCGGTCTTTTGCAGCGGCTGCACACCTTGCGTTCTACCCCGTCCACCATCACCCGGTTCCTCGGTTTCCGTTTCACTATCTCGCACGGGCCGCATTCGGATGCACCGTACTTCCGGCAATAAGCAAGGGAATGCTTGCCACATTTGGCGAAAGAGGTGCAATCGGAGCGGGGGACTGTCTGATGAACATTCATACTGCATCATCCAATAAGTCAAACAACGTGGGCGCGCTCACTTCCATTTCTGCTTCATACAAGTATGAAAGGCTGTCTTTCCAGTAATCGTAATTCAGTTCAGTAGATAATCCTTTACGTCCTAAATTAACAGCACAATAAGGAACGGTTCCGATACCACCGAACGGGTCGAATACCAGTTCGCCCTTATTTGAATACCGTTCAATCAGTCTTTCGACAATATCCAGCTGAAGTGGGCAGATGTGGTTCTGCCGTTTCTTCTGCGACTGTCTCGTATTGAGTGTGCGCATTCGGGTTACATCATCCCATATCCAGGGCTTCTTGCTTACCGGGTCAACGGCCATAAACGTTTTAGGCAGCTTTCCGTAGGCTTCCAATTCCTCAGCGAATGATACATGTTCCTCGTAGTTATATATATGCTCGCGTTCATAATGCCTGAACAAATGGCGTATTTTATCAATACCGGCACCTTTCATATCCTCGTAACTCAACAGAGAGTTACCAGAAGATTTCCAACTTGCATGAGCATCTATCTGCCAACGGGCAAGCGAGTATTCACTCTTGTTTTTTACCACCGGAAAATCAGCATAGGCTCGTGAGGTATCAGAAGGCAGCTTGCGGAAAAGAAGAACATATTCCGGGCAACCGATACCCATCTTTGAACCGTCCTTACACATTTCAGTATAGCCAAGTCGGTAAGTCTGGTTATTCTCCCTCACTACATCCGTATCCACTGTTATACGCCCCATGTAGCGGAACCCGTGTTTCATGTAGTGGAATACAGTCATTTCACTGAACGGGTCAATAGTGGGCATGCCATCACCCGTAGCGTTGCCGAACAGTACGCGGTCTTTCACATGGATACAAGCCAACCGGCCAGGCTTCAATATACGCATCAATTCAGGAGTAAGGTAATCCATCTGCTCAAAGAACTTGCTATTGTCTTCATTATGCCCGAAGTCATTATAGGTCGGAGTGTACTCATAGTGGTTGGAGAACGGGATGCTGGTTACAATCAGGTCTACTGAATTATTTTCCATTTTCTGACATTCAAGAACATTGTCGTTATTTATGGCCCTCCAAAGTTTACCGGATTTCTCTTCCCGACTGGCGAACATCCACCGCATCATTTTTTCCTCTGCCTGCAAACCGAACAAACCGTTCTCGCGGACTATATCGGTCATCTTGGCTACCATTTGGAGGTGTTGCGCCCACTTCTGCATGAAGCTCTTGTATATCTCTCCCTCGCTTTCCGCATAGACCAGATAAAGGTCAACCGGATGCTGCTGCATAAACCGGTAGATACGGGCTATTGCCTGGAACTTGTCATTGAAACGGTAGTCGATGAACATGATTGCCTTGTGGCAGTGGTACTGGAAGTTCAAACCCTCACCAAGCATTTCAGGTTTGGCGGCCAGATATTTCAGACGTCCGTCTTTGAAATCCGCTATCACCTTGTCCGCTTCATCATCATCCTGTGAACCATATACAGCCTTACATCCGGGTATGGCGTCACATAATGCCTTCCGTTCATTTTCCAAGTCATGCCATAAAAGGAAATGGTCGTCCTTGTTTTCAGGACGGTTAATGATTTCCACCACACGGGCAATCTTTTCCTGCATGTTGTCCCGGCGTTCTTTCGCTGCGTCGGCAAGACCGAGAGCAGCCTCACGAAACATCTTCACTTGTCCGTCACGGTCGGCTCCGGCAGTGGAGTTATCCACACTAACCACTTCCTCATGTACACGCAGTTCAGGCAGTTCATATCCTATATCGGGATAACCGAGGTCGGACGGTTTAGTGAGGAACAACGCCCATGTACTTACCCAAAGCCAGAACTCCTTTTCCTTATGCGGGTAAAGAGTAAGATTATTTGCCTTCGTGCTGTCACGCTGAAAAAAACGGGTAAGCGCCTGCCCTGTATCCATTACACCGAGATAACCGGCATAATGTATCAATTCCTTGTATCTATTAGGTGATGGTGTGGCAGTAGCGACAAACCTGTACGGTACTCCTGCAAACAAGGGAAGAAACTCTTGATAGGTCTTAGTACCAAAACCACGCAGTACACTCGCTTCATCCAATGATGTTACGGCAAAGTAGGAAGGTTCTATTCTCGCCCCGTCTTCACCGTCACGCACACGTTCGTAGTTTGTGACCATGATGTCGGTCGGGCATATCATCACATCAGCCATAGTTCGTACATAGGTCACTTTTATGTGCAGATGTTGTTCCGCTTGTGTAAGGAACTCAACTACTACACGTTTGGGACAAACTATCAGCCCTTTGCCGCCTTTGTGTTTCAGAACTACCCGAAGTATCTCCAACTGGGTTACGGTTTTCTGCATACCGAAACTGGAGAATATGGCACGGCAACCGCCGGACACCGCCCAGCGGACTGTATCTTTCACATGGGGATATAACGACGGTGTCAGTTCATCCGGATTGACCTCGAACCCGGTCTGATGACTGATGGCCATCTTGTCTTTCAGAAATTCTATATATTCTTTCATTATGCTATTTCTTTCAATAATTTCATTGTTTCACTTCTTTAGGTTTCCAATCAGACGGTAATTTTGCCCACTCGCGGAACTTGGCGTCGAAGTCGTCCATGTCCCTGAACATATCCATCTTCGATTTCTCTGTCTCTACGAGTGAGGAGAATTCCAGAAAGTACAAATCTGCGCTTTTAACGAAATTGTTATGCAGCCTCTTCAGGTTTCCGAGAAGCAGTCCTTTGGCGCTCATCAAGTCTGCCGCTTCCTCCATCAGCATGTTGGCTTCGCAGTTCAGTATGTGTGCGGCTGAAAGAAGGCTGTTCATTCTGTCAATGCTACCATCGGCTGTGGCGGCGTCAATTAGTTGTTTTCTTGGTTTCATAATCGTGTATAAATTATTTATTTCTTATTTGGATAAACCCTCGTTTTTCGCATTCACGAAGAAGCAACAAATCTTCTTCTTTAATTTCGCATGGCGTTTCGTGGTTGATGCTCATATACCGTGAAATTCCGAATTTCCTGCATATATCGTTATAGAAACGCTTTTGTCGACCTTTTGCCATCCAACAGATTGTTAGTTTCATACGTTTTACCCCTATTAAAACTCGCTTGGCTTCTTTTCCAGACCCTCGTATCTTTTTCTATTCAATTCAGCAATCAATTCATCCGACATCCTCAAGGCGTTGATGGCAGATTTGTCACCGGACAGTGCACGTTTTTTAAGTTCCTCCCGATATTCTTCGTAGAACATCCCATTGGTTGTTCTTTGCTCATCAGCCATGTGTGCTTTATGCTCATTCCATGACTGGCTATCAGCAATAACACAACGTTCTTTGTTGTATTCACGTAACCAGCCCATAATAACTTGCCCGTCTATGCGGTTGTAACTTTCTCCATATTTCATTTTCATTGCATTTTTGAAACACAATTTGAAATCGTCAGTTTTCATGTAAGGGTATTCCTCAATGATTAAGTCTACGGTCATTGCAACCTGTGTGTCAGACATGGTATTAACCACATTGAAGAACGCCAAAGCGTCAGCAATTAAAATTACCAATATGGCTCTCGCCTGCGGCTCTCCGAGTTTTCTGATTATAGTCCCTATGGCCGGCTCATTGCTTAGAAATACATCCTCAACTTTTTTCGGGCGCAGAGTTTCGCAATATTTCTCCGGCGAGGTCTTTAAGACGACTAACCGATTCTCTTCTTGTGGTGACAGTATCAGTTCGTTTCCCATTATAATTTCCTTCCAATATTTTAGTAAAGTTTGCTTGTTTGAAAATCCAATCAAAGTCACATTTCCAATTGCGGTCATTAGCTCCCAGCAGAAATGGGGATTGAAGAATGAGATTGAAAACAGTCCTCACTGACTCTTTTCCATATTGGGCTATCCGGGCTTTTACAGCCTTTTTTCTCACATCGGTCATTGATTTTATCTGCTGGAGTCTATCTTTGAATGTGGAATTATAGTATTCCATCAATCCGCTGTAATCAATCTTTTCAGAAAGAGAGGGCGAAGAAAGCTTGTCTTTCTTTGATACTCCGTCAGGAGTATTTTCTTTCTTTTGCTGGGAAGATATATCTATATACTCTCTTTCTTCTTCTTTCTTTGTATTTGTGCCCTCCGTGTGCCCTGATTTTTGCAAAAGTTCGGATTGCGGCAGATTGTTGTTCACAGACTGTGCCCCAAGTTGTGCCCTTAGCTGTGCCCATTCGGACTGTAATTCTTTGATTTTCTTTTCAATATCTGTGCCCTTGCATGTGCCCTTACTTGTGCCCATTGGATTATATTCTTCATATTTACATAGGGTTATAAGGTTCATTCCCTGATTGCACTCAACAGTTATCATACCTTTTTTCTTAAGATGTACAAGAAAGGAACGCACTTTCTTTTCAGACCATTTCCAGCGTTGAGATAAAAATCTTATGGATGCAGGATATTGACCTCTTGAATAAGAGATTTCTCGACCTCCGATACTCTCCTTTCGGGGCGTTGCCTCAAATCGTGCAGACTGGATTAAGTCTAACCACGCTTCACAACTGCTAAAAGTACGGGCTTCATTCCACATTTCATTCGAGAAAAACCTGCGGCTTAGCCTCAAAAATCCTTCGTCCATAGTTTTAGAATCTCACGTTTGTTAATTGCCTTCCTTTCGAGTAAACTGCCCATTTCCCATTTCCGCTATCAAACAACCGTAAGTCCGACACCTCTCCGAAACGTTTGATATTACCGCATAAATCCACAATCCAGCCACATTCTTTGGAAGGATGCGGGCGGATGGCACGACCAACTATCTGATACCACATAGCAAGTGACATTGTAGGACGTGCCATAACGACCGTATCAAGTTCCGGATAGTCAAAGCCAGTCGTAAGTACACCCA